AGTCGTCACCATATATGGCAGAATCTCATATTAAAAAGTTAATACAGCATTCTATTAACAATCGTGTTCAGGTTTGTATAGATGCCGAAGAGGTACTTTACCCCAAAATATGTACAGATCTCATGATTCAATACAATCAATACGAACCACATGTATTCAAGACATATCAAATGTATCGCAGAGACGCACTCAAAGAACTTGAAATGGATATCATTCAATTTGAGAGAGCTGGTATCCAACTTGGTGCGAAGTTGGTGAGGGGTGCTTACCTCGGAAAACAACTGGGACTCTTACCAAACAAAACCGAAGTTGATAAATCTTTTAGAAGTGGTCTTGAAATGACACTTGGTGCGTCACAAAATATCCACACTCTTTTGGCGACCCACAATTCCGAAGATATTAAGTATGCGAGAACTTGCCCTCACAATAGATACAAAGTTGCTCAGCTTTTGGGGATGACGGATGACTTCCCAGATTATGTGTATGTGCCATTTGGCTCCTTAAGTGAGCTTACTCCGTACTTATTCAGAAGATTTCTGGAAAGACTTAAATGGTCTTAAAAATATCTTCCGATAGATATTTAATGGTGAAGACACTCAAGAGGTTTGGGTATTGGTCACCACCACCTCTACCACCTATGAGACGCAAATATGGTATTGTCGCGGCTTGTCGAAGCGACGAAATTAACTACGAAATGAAGAAGAGTGAAATCACCCGTGTTGCTCTTCAACAAATGTATGAAGCACCTTCACTACACGAACCAAAGCAGATTACTACAAGACAGATGCGTCTCAAAATGATTCTACATGAAGCACTTGATCTTGCGCACTCAATCTGCGAACATCAAGATGCCCAGGAATGTATGTGGGCTTGGGAAATGGTTGATGAAATTGATGACGCCGCTACACGAGCAGGTGTCCGCTACTATTAATTTCCCAACTTATATTAAATGGAGTACGAAAAACTCAAAGAAAAGGTCAAGAAGCTTGGCTTCAGAGTGACCAAAGATGTAAAAGGGAAACGTGTCAAACTCACAAAGAAGGAACTTATGGCTAAGTTGCCAAAGAAGACAAAAGGTGAGCCAAGTTTGGAAAACCAAGCTAAGAGCGCCAAGAAGTTCATCAAGGTGTGTAAAATGGTCCTCAAGGAGGCTGAACCAACGCAACCAAGAATGAGACAACCAGTTCGTGTTTCTCCAAGAAGAGTTGCGGCACCAGTGGCACCTCCACCCCCACCACGGCCCATGAGCCTCAACCCACGAGCTGCCCTTATGGCTGATCTCAAGGCTGATCTCAAGCGACGTGGCCTATCGAACACCTAAGTCATGTATTGTAATTTCTTTGTATAAGATAAAAATGCCCCTCACCCCTGAAAAGAAACAGTTTCTCAAGAAGATCGGTGGTGGTTTTAAAGCTCTCATCAGTTGTTCACAAAAAGGTAATGAGATTGTAGCTGACCCCAAATGTCCAGCTGAAGAGTTCATCAGGGATAATCTCATGTATAATGGTCAGTTTTCGCAAACAAAGTTTGATAGAGTGGTGGATACCGCATCTGATGAAGATCTTGTCAATCTTCTCGAGTATTTTGACAATGCTGACATGAACGTGAAGCGTGTTTGTTACAAGGCGTATTTGCCCACAAGTGAAAATGAATATGCATCTCTCATTGAGAATGGAACGTTAGTGACCTTTGATGATTTTAATACCAAATCTTTTTAATATAAATCTATTGACATCTTCAAAATTTGGTTGACTCCAGAGATACCATCGTGACCAAAAACCAGCCCCGTCGATACCACTCAGCTTCCAATCTTCCTTATCACTCTTATCCATATCCTGCATCAATTTGTGTATCTTTTTGGGATCTCTCTCAGCTATTACACGCTTTGGGATTTGCCCACCGTGTCTCAAAACATATGAACGCATACGCGAAGGATTCTTGTGTTTGGTGTAGTCGGAATACCCACTGGCACCAAAATCAACAGTCCTACCGTCACCGAGGATTGCCCTGAACTTCTTTTTACGATCTGGGCTACGAACTATTTTGACGTACATACTTACAATTTACAGCTAATTTATTTTTGGCACGCACCACAGTAACCTTCCTTCTTTGGAGTTGGGAGGAAGAAGAGGCGCTCATCACCACGCTTGACGCGGTACAAGTGGTCGTACATGTGGAGGAGACCAATGGACAAAGCCGCAGTAGAAACAACAGCCTTGTTCATCTTACGCACAGTCCAGGCGTACGCAAGGATAAGACCGAGGATGGTCAATTGGACGATGGTCATCGCTGGGAGAAGTGGAAGCTTGAAACGCTGATCCAATTCCTTAACTTCTTCAGTTGGCTCTGGGGCATACTTTTCCATTCGCTTGCCGTAACCTGGCATTTTTATTTTATACAGAGAAATTAATGTGGCGTGTCCTGCTATTGCCAGTGGTGCTTGTACTCCATGATTTCTTGAAGTCGCCAATAGACACCCTCTACTTTCAGAACCCACTGAGACCTCTCGTAGGTATCAGGAACACACTGATAGATATGATGTATCATAAGATGGATTATGATGTTTATGACTATCCCAACCTTTGGTTTGTCAAAGCGAATTACAATAAGATTTTACACGAATTTGAGAAAGGAGTTGGTACAGCCAAGAAGCGCTACTTTCACAAACTTGATCCATGGTTCAAGAAGAATGAACATTATTACTACTACAAGGTGAAGGACTTTCCAGAAGTTCAAAAGATTATTGAACAAATTCCATGTATTGATAAAGAAACCGCAAAGTTTGCCGTGATGGACAGACCGATGACCATTCCAGCACATCGCGCCGAAAGTAATTTAATGTTGAGATATCACCTCACAATTAAGAGTGGCAAAGATTGCGTGCTTTACACAGAGTATGACAGACATGTTCATAAACCTGGACAAGACTTCTTATTTGACCACTCTAGATTTCACCGTCTCGTCAAGCGCGGATTTCAAAAAAGAGTTGTTCTTATTTTGGATATCCATAGATTTTAGGTGCTTACGACAAACTGCTTTGTAGCAATCTTTACCACCTATGAGTTCAAGATCATCATTTTGGACAATCCTCTTTGTGAATGGTCCAGGTGTTCCGTTTTTACAATCCATACAAAGTGCTGAAAGTTTCACAACATCACTCGCCAATGGAATACAATCAATGACTTCTCCAAACTTTCGTTGCTTGTAATCCCCATCAAGACCAGCTATGATCACAGATTTATTGAGAAAGAGGCACATTTCTACGAAGTCTTTCAGGTTTGTGAAGAATTGGGCTTCGTCAATAGCCACAATATCGGCATCACAGAATTCTTGCTTAATGATGGAGTGTGATATATGATCAACTTTGAGACATGGGAACTCTACACCGTCGTGCGTTTTTAACATATCTTCAGGGGAGCGTGTATCTTTTGAGGAGTTGATGACCACAATTTTCTTACCTATGATCCTGTAGCGCTTAAGTCTTCTGATAAGTTCAGAAGTTTTACCAGAAAACATATTTCCCATAATAATTGTCAGACCCATTCTCACCTTTCTCTAAAATAATCTCATATTTTTATAATGGTTGATATCCAAAGGTGTTATTATGATGGACATCGGGGTTGGGTCTCAGCCAAGTCAGGAAGAGTACGTTTTGGCAACAAGATCTTCCCCAACATTCTTGCTGCCATCAAATACTTTGGTCACAAATAATTAGCAAAATACATTTTTAACATCACACCCGTACCAATCGCACCTATCACAAGTGTCATCAAACAACAATTACACCTCATGTTTGCCGAGACTTCATCACCCTCCAAAACAGAATCCTTGTACCAACCCATTGAAATAAATATACATAATAATTAAGATGCCCCTGACAGATCAGGAGATTGCTAAAAAGGTTCGCGAGTTGCGTAGAACTGAGGGTAAGATCTATGCTCCGCTCAAGTACTTTCGGGGTCTCAGAACTTTGAAATCTGTGGAGACACGCTACAAGAAGATGCTTAAGAAGGACTACAAAGATTTCAAGACTGATGAGGGTGTGAAGACTCGCACATCTTCATACACCCAAAAGTTCAGAAAGAAGTATGGCTCGGAAGTGAAATCACTTCCCGAAATAGCGAAGGCTACGAAGATTCCATTGAAGACTCTTCAAACAATTTACAATAGAGGTCTTGCTGCGTGGAGAACTGGGCATCGTCCGGGAGCTTCTCCACAAGCATGGGGTTATGCCCGCGTCCATAGTTTTGTAATGAAAGGGAAGACATATTACACAGCGGATGCGGATCTAAAATAATCATCTATTCGTTCTATCATGGCAAGTTTATCTTCTATCGCGTATGAATTACCTTTAGCACCGTTATCCTTGGACAATAACCATTGAGAGTTCAGATAGTGCCAACAATATTTATCATCATCCGGTAAATTCCATACACTACATGGTATTATTTCATCTATCTGAACTTCATCTTCATCTGTTTTAGGGCGACCATATCTGTCTTCAAATGTTTTATGAAGATATTTTACCCATTCTTCACCCGTCATACAAAGATCTTCCAGTGTTTTTTGGGGATTTTTACCATTTGTAGCATCCAATCGCCTACATCGTCTACAATGGATTGCGTGTCCAATTGGATTACATTTTGCACAAAAATCAAATCGTATTTTATGTATACAAATTGAACCTCCACCACACTTTTTACAACGAGTCCTTCTAGTATTATGTTCACAAAGTCCAGATCCACCACACTCTTTACAAATGCTTTTATGACGACCATGAATACACATCCCCCCACCAACGTTTATTCCATGTTTTAAACCATAGTCTTTACATTTAGAATTTGTACAGTTATAAGCACGTTTATTACAAAAACAATACCAATCTTTATTCTTACCTTTCCTAGTAAATTCGGTAATCGGCTGACACACTTCTTCAGAATTTGGTTCAAAAAATGTAGGTAAAGTGGTTTGGATCATATTTAAAGTTTTACCTACTTCTTTAAATATGACCAATCGCATATCTTGGAATGAATATTTCATGAAGACCGCGGAACTCGCTTCGGTCCGATCTCCATGTGATAGGCTCAATGTGGGTTGTGTTCTCGTAAAGAACAATCGGCTCATAAGTATGGGCTACAATGGTTTTCTCGGTGGTTGTAAGCACATATCAATTGTGAGGGATGGTCACGAACAAGCAACAATTCATGCAGAAATTAATGCTATCACCGACGCAGCCAAAAGGGGTGTCTCCATTGATGGTACGGAAGCCTATATTACACACTATCCATGTCTAAATTGTTACAAAGCTCTTGCGAGTAGTGGTGTCAAGAAGATTCACTACAAAAATGATTACAAAAACAATCCACTTGTGGAAGAATTGGGGTACGAAATACCTATCGTTAAATCAGACGCCTAAGTCATCTGTCCCACTCCAAAAAGTCACAAAATCAAAGCTCTAAACCATGAACTCTCAATCTATTGCCACTTACATTGCCAACCTCGAAAAGGAGAACGCCGATCTCAAGAAGCGCCTTCAACAATGTGAAGAAGAAAAAGCTCTTCTTGAGTACGAAACTATGCTTCAATATGCGGAAGTAAGTGACGACGAATCCATCGCTTCTAATGACAGCGATGATGACGACGAATCCATCGCTTCTAATGACAGCGATGATGACGTTGAAGAGTACTTTGTTTGTTACAACTCAGAACTCACAGACGCTTTTGACAAGCTTGCATACGAAGAAGAAAACGAATTCAAGCAAGCCGTCTATGAAAAGGCTGCCAACACCATTTACCGCCTTGACTTCAAGGTGAAGTATGGCGAACAACTTGCCCACCTACCGGGTATTGGCAAGGGTGTCATTAGAAAAGTCAACGAGTTCCTTGAAACTGGAGAAATTAAGAAGAATCAAACCTTTGATACCAATGAAAACATCGCCGATCAATTGGAAACACTTGCTGATATAGAAGAAGACTACCACAAGTCTTCCGCCTATCAGAAGGCATCCGAAGCAATTCGCAAACTTACATTTGAAGTAACGAATGGTACTGAACTTTGGAAGGGACCCAACAAGGTCGCAGGTATTGGACGAGGTATCGCTAACAAGATTGATGAGTACATTGTCACTGGAGAGATTAGGAAAATTTCTAAGCATATATCACAATAGATGATAGTTCCGCTATTCCTACTTTCGTTGGTGACAAACATCCTCGTTGGATATTATGTGTCCCATAGGAATGGCTCTGGTACAGGTGGTCCAATATATGATGTTGGATTTCATCTTCTCCCCAATTGGGAAAAGTTTGAACACCTTCCAGACTATCTTTTAGCGATTCCCGTACTTTTTCTTCTTTACCACTGGCCAAAATGGAATGCTGCGAAGAGAACCTCTTACTTGACATTCCTGACTCTCATGTATTTTGCGCGAGCTTTGTGTAACGCGGTCACTGTGATGCCTTACACAAAACGCGAGTCTTGCAAAATGAAACCTAGATTTGCTTTTTGTAATGATTATACATTCTCTGGTCACACAACACTCAATTTAGTAACTTCAAACTTTGTAGGTGCGCCACTTTGGCCAGTGTGGCCAATGATTTCATCGGTCGTATCCGTCCTCACCCGAGATCATTACACTATTGATATCATGATCGCTTGGATTCTCTTCTTTGCTTTCAAGTGTAGGATCAACGGGATTTAACATTTTTGCGACTTCTTCGTAGATAACTGTGAGAAGCGCAACCTTGTATGCTAAGAAACCAACGAGTGTGGCACCATAGTCAAAATCAAAACCAAAAGGTGCATTATTCCACATTGTTTCAAATACAGCAGCTCCAATTGGTGCCAACAACTGCTTTTGAAATGATGATTTTTCGATGTTGTCAACATGGTTCTGAAGAAGACTTATGTAAGAGAGGGAAGTCGCAACACCTAATGCAGCGGATACACCTTCCGGGGCGCCCTGAGTAATGAAATAAGTTGATGTAAGTGCTGTACCATAGGCGAAAGTTGTTCGGTTAATTTTTCTTTTGAGTTTTTCGTAGTCAGATTTTGGCGGAACAATGGCATTATGAATAGTCCAAGCTACACCCATTGATAATCATTTGCGTCAAACCTTTATAAAGATTACAAACTTATCTAAAGTAGAAATGAGTCTTCGTGTTAAGAAACTTACCCAAGATGCTATTATTCCAACTCGTGGTTCTGGTGGTGCTGTTGGATACGATCTTTACAGCACTGATGAAGTTGTGGTCCCTCCGACACATCGCGCACTGGTCGGGACAAGTGTAGCCATTGTTTTGCCACCAGGTGTTTATGGTCGTGTCGCACCTCGCTCGGGTCTCGCTGTGAAACATGGTATCCAAGTTGGGGCGGGGGTCGTTGATCCAGACTATACAGGTGAAGTCAAGGTTGTTCTTTTCAACCACGGAGACAAGGACTTTGAAGTAAAGAAGGGTGACCGTATTGCGCAACTTGTTCTTGAACGATGTGAAACACCACCAGTTGAAGAAGTTGGTATCGTAGAAGAAACTGATAGAGGTTCCGGTGGATTTGGATCTACCGGTGCCTAAGTCACCACCTTTACTATAAAAAGTAAGAAAAGCAAACGACCCCATGCGATCCACGATGACAATAGACATTCAAACGCTCAAAAAAATTAACTACACGGGTGGAAGTGTTGATCGCCTTGTTATACACGATCATGGTAGAGACTACTTGGAGTTTTCTTCCATAAGCTTCCAGGAATTGCGACGCAAAATTTTTTGGGGTATCGAAACACCGGATTTGTTATCTGGTATATTTTCTTCAATCAGTGATATTCCAAATAAAGGAAAGTCTTTCAAAAAATACAGTAACCAGGATTTCTGTGGTTGGATGTGTCCGGAAGACTACAAATACGAAGATGGGGAGTGTCTCACTTTATATATCAGAAACGGTAGTGCAAATGATATAATGAAGGATGTACTAATGGCGTTTTCTGGACAATCCTGGTCCGAGAGGTTGTTCAAACTGAGGTGTACTGTAGAGATCACCCTGGCTGACAAAAGAAATATTAAAATAGAAGTTTAGATCCTAAGTCACCTTTAGTTTTTTAATAAGTAAAGTAAAGACATGGATCGTCATTACCTACTGACCCTGTTGGATAAGATACAAGAAAAGTATGAAATCCAAGATGGAGAGTACAAAGAATTCGCGGAAGCCATTGGAGGCACGAAGAAACCTATTGAAATAAAAGAAGGGGACATCGTAAAAATTACTTACGATCATGTTGAAACGGAAGTAGAATACTGTGACGATGAGTTTTATCCAAAACTTAATATAACGGAAAAGTGTTCCCGTATTTGGAAAGTTATCGCCAATGAGAGCACCTATCATGGAGGTGATATGATTACATCTAAGTACCTAAACAGGGCTGATATGCATTTGGATGCTATGAATAAAATTGTGAAAGACCACTCAAAGGGTAATTTCACAATGATATCGATAAATTCGGATACTAATCGTAAATATTGTTTTCGTGTTTCGGAAATAGAAGTAATCAATTAAAACTTTTTGTAATTATCACAGAACCACATGTTCTCTTCTGTTGGCATAAACAAAATACCCTTGCGCATAGTCATGAAAAGCTTGGCGTGGTTGATGTCGGTGTAGGACCATAAAAGCCATCTTTCCCAGTAACCCGCGCGAAATTCATCGTCCCAGTCTTCCTCTGTGCTGGTATCGACATGTAACATACCCCGTTGTATCTCCTGTGGATCAGTTTCAATTCGCAACTCCTTTGGGATGATAGCCCCCTTTCTAAGGAGATGCGCTCGCATGAGTTTTGGATTTCCGTGTTCGGTAAAGTCTGGAGATCCAAGTGTACCAAAATCAACAGCTCTTTTGTTTGGTAACATTACCCTGTACTTGTGGGTAACTGATGGGCTGGGTTTGAGAACGACATGCATCGGGCGCATGTGTTTTACTATAGTAATAACTTTACTTTTTAACTTCACGCTTGAGGATAACAAACTTGAGATCACCCTTTTTAACATTTTCTCTGGTGAGGGGATTTTTGAATAGAACCATATTTCCATTAGAGTTGATAGCCTTTGTCATAGACATACGAGCCAATTTACGGAAAGAATTTGGTGTGAGATAAAGTTTGTTAATCTTCACAGCCTTTTCACCAGATTTGAAATTATTAGTTGAAATTACATCTATTGGAAGGTTCTTCACACTCACTTTCTTCCATTGAATCTTCTTAGTCTTGTTATTTTCGTTGGCATTCTTCTTAATTTGATTTTCATTTTTGATGTAGTTGGACGAATTCTGTCGATTGTTTCCATTGTTCCCGAAGCTGAGACGCCTACGCACTGGACCAACATTAGCAAAAGACATACGCGCTCTTCGCATGCGTCTGAGATTGTTTGGATCTATGACACGAGTTCTAATTTGACCGATGTTATTTTCATTTGTATTTGAGTTGGTGTAGGCATAGTTTCTGACCAACGCACGAGCTCCGTTATAGTTTCTACGGTTGTACCTTCGAGCTGGTGATGTGTTGAAAGTGGCACGCGCCCGAGGGCTTGCCCCTGGGCTACCAATCATAACGTCGTCGTTATTGTTCATCTTATAGTTTATAAAGATTTAAATCGTCATCCAGATATGAAGACCTACAAATCCCTTGATGGCATTTTGATTAAAGTTGGTGAAAATGCCAAAGAGAATGATGATCTTACATTTTCGAGTTACCCAAATGAATGGTGGATGCATGTAGATGGTGGCGCGGGATCGCATGTGATTATTTGTCACGAAGAGAATACAATTCCTAAAGAAACGAAGAGGGATGCAGCACTTCTTGCGGCGCGTTATAGTAAAGCTTCAAATTCAAAAATGGTCCGTGTAAATCTTGTGAGGATTGATCAAGTTATAAAGGACGAAAGAATTAAAAACCATGGTCAGGTCTATTTGGGTGGTGAAGTCATGCAACTCACTGTTTTTATGAATAAAGAAAAAGAGAGACTTGAAAGATTATTAAAAACAAGACCTAACAGTTAATTAATGGGGTCTTCACTCACACGTGTAAAGGCTTTAAATGATCATATAAATCCACCGCAACTAATATCCATAGATGAACTTTCAAAACATTCCACTGAAAATGATTGCTGGGTCGCGATCAAAGATGAAGTTTATGACTTAACAAACTTCTTGAAAGATCACCCCGGGGGAAAAAGACCTATTTTGGTTGTCGCCGGAAAAGATGCAACCGAAGATTTTCTTTTATTTCATCAACCACGTTATCTAAAAAAGTATTTAAAACCAGAAAACAGAGTTGGTCATCTTAAAAAATAGGGACAATAATTAAGAAAGATGAACCACCAAGATTGGAATCCGGTTATCATTCATGGGAAAGGAACGATGGGCAAACGAACTACTGTCAATGTTCCCCACCGAGAAGTGACAAAGGAACAAAAGCTTGACCAAACTGAATTGGGAACACATGAAAAGGTAAGTCTCTCCCTTGCCAAAACGATTCAACAAGCTCGTATTGGTAAAGGTTTCAAGACACAAAAAGACCTGGCAAACGCAATTGGAGTTCCAGCAAATGTTATCAATTCATATGAATCTGGAAAGGCTATTCCAGACAATCAAATTCTTCAAAAGTTGCGGAGAGTTTTGGGTGTCAAGCTGAAATAATATATTGACACAAAGTAAATATGAATTCTCTCTTAA